GCCTACTATTGTTCTCAACTACATCGTGAAGACATAACATGGAACTTGAACATCGCGTAATCAAACTAGAGCTTCGTGTGGACGATCATCAAGAAGAACTTAAAAAGCTCCAGGACATTTCCTCAGATCTTCGAACGTCTCTCGCTGGGATTGAGAAAACCCTGTCTCAGATCAAGTACCTGGCAATGGGTGCAGTTGCTGTCGTGTTGGCCCAGTCTATTGGGATCGACAAGGCCCTTAAGCTATTCTTGTGACCATGAACAAAGCCGACGAAAAAGCCCTTGGCAGTCTTCATGGCAAACTCGCAGAGGTCCTCAAGGAGGCTCTAAGTCAGGACTATGTTGATCTTGAGACTGGAGCCAAACTTCCTCCCCCTGCAGCCATCCTCAATGTTGCCCGACAGTTTCTGAAGGACAACAAGATCGAGGCTGTGGGTGCCCAAGGAAGTCCTCTGGCTGATCTTGCCGATCTCCCCATTTTCGATGAGGACAACATCGTTCCTATTCGGAAAAGCTCTTAAACCGCTCACAAGGCGTTCTCTCGGTTTACCTAGGCCAACCCCTAGGGAAGCCCTGAGAACGCCTCCTAGGTACCTTAAAACTTGATTATGGACGACCCTAACAAACGACAACGTGAGTGGTATCACAAAAATGCAGATGAACAACGGGAACGTGGTAGAGAAAAGTACAGACGTAAAGTCGGGACTTTAGATGGGTGCATCGATAACCTCTGGCGCGGGGCGAAACAGAGAGCCGCAAAGAAAGGCCTTCCGTTTGATCTAACCAAGGACTGGATTGCAGACAGGCTGTTCACCAATCGCTGTGCCGTAACAGACATTGAATTCTCATACAGGGTCACTGGTGCATTCCGCTTTTACGGAGCAACCATTGATCGAATCCGACCGGAAGTCGGCTACACCCAAAGCAATTGTCAGATCGTCATTTGGGGCTACAACGCCGCAAAGGGAAATGCAACGCATGAAGACGTAATGCAATTGGCTAAAGCACTTATTACCAATGACAACGAAGCATCCAGTACTAACTGATTTCAGGAAGTTCACATATGTTGTGTGGTCCCACCTGAACCTCCCTGAGCCTACTCCGGTTCAGTACGATATAGCGAAATATTTGCAGCACGGACCCAGGCGGTCTGTCATCGAAGCCTTTCGAGGGGTAGGCAAATCCTGGCTGACCAGTGCCTTTGTGTGCTGGCTGCTGCTCAACAATCCACAGCTCAAGATCCTTGTGGTGTCTGCCTCCAAGGAACGAGCAGATGCTTTCTCTACATTCGTCAAGAGGTTGATCAACGAGATCCCCATGCTGCAACACCTGAAGCCTCAGGATGGTCAGCGGGACTCCGTCATTTCGTTTGATGTTGGACCTGCCCAGCCTGACCACTCACCTTCGGTCAAGTCTGTGGGGATCACCGGACAGATCACGGGTTCTCGTGCCGATATCCTCATCGCGGACGACGTAGAGGTACCCAACAACTCAGCCACCCAGATGATGCGGGACAAGCTCTCGGAGTCCGTCAAGGAGTTCGACGCTATCCTGAAACCTGGTGGACGGATCATCTATCTCGGTACCCCGCAGACAGAGATGTCTCTCTACAACCAGCTCCCTGAGCGGGGCTATGAGATTCGCATCTGGCCCTCTCTGTATCCAGAGCTGAATAAGCTGGAGTCCTACAAAGGCAGACTGGCCCCCTCGATCACTAAGGGACTGGAAGAGAACCGGGAGCTTGTCGGGAAGCCCACAGACAGCCGAAGGTTTGACGAGGCTGATCTTCTTGAACGAAGAGCCTCCTACGGTCGTGCAGGCTTTGCCCTGCAGTTCATGCTCGACACCTCTCTGAGTGACGGCGACAGGTATCCTCTGAAGGTTGCTGACCTCATCATCCAGAACCTGAACCCAACCATGGCCCATCTGAAGGTGGCCTGGGCTGCAGCACCTGAGCTGTGCATCAATGACATCCCCAATGTGGCTCTCACAGGGGACAGGTTCTACCGACCCATGTGGCACTCCGACGATATGTCTGAGTACACCGGGGCTGTCATGTCCATCGATCCCTCAGGGAGGGGCAAGGATGAGACAGGCTATGCCGTGGTCAAGGCTCTGGCTGGTAATCTTTTTCTCACAGAGGCTGGAGGGATCACCGGAGGCTATGAGCTGGAGACTCTGGAAACTCTGGCCTATGCGGCCAAAAGGAACCAGGTCAAGTACATCATTATCGAGGCTAACTTTGGTGATGGCATGTTCACCCAGCTCATCAAGCCTGTCCTGGCGAGGATCTACCCCTGTACCGTAGAGGAGGTAAAACACTCCACCCAGAAGGAAGCTCGTATCATCGACACCCTGGAACCTGTCATGAGTACCCACAGACTAATCGTGGATGCCAAGGTAATCCAGAAGGACTTTGAGACAGCTAAGGACCTCAAGAAGTCCCTGTTCTACCAGATGACTAGGTTGACCAGAGATCGAGGAGCCTTGACCCATGACGATAGACTGGATGCCCTGGCTATTGCTGTAGCCTACTGGACTGAGTCTATGGCTAGAGACAACAACAAGGCAGCCAAGGAGATCAAGAACCAGCACCTAGACAAGGAACTGAAGAAGTTCATGTCGAACATCCTAGGGTCTAAACCTAAGCCTAACACCTGGATGTGATCCCCCAAGGGGATGGTTGCCCAATCGGATAGAAATATCCGGGGGATGATCCTAGGCTGAGCACAGGCCACTTAGGGTTCCGGCTTTGGCCGGTCTGGTTCCCTATGGTGCTCGGCATGTAGATCGTTGTTCATGCTGGCTCATAGGCTTCCATCCACCTAACCTACCTAAAGATATCTTGGGGGGTAAGGGGGGGACTCTGGAAGCCCATGGGCTAGCATATAGTTTATTCATCTTAGAGTTAACTATAGGTCATCTATAGAATGTCTATAGGTGTCCTCTCTAGGGATGATACCAATAATGATAACAAGCTAGGATCAACTCAGAGACATCTTAAGGGTGTCACGTAGGGTAGCCTAGGGTGAGACCTTAAGGCAGCTCATAGAGGGATCTAGGGGTGTTCTTGATGGGACTCTAGGTGTGACCTGAGGTGTGACTCTAGGGGTCCAAAAGTTTTACTAAAAAAATCTCTGAGGGCAACTCGACCAAAACGCTTGGCGATTTCCCCCCATGCCCCCTTGGTTTTCTCCTCGATTAGCCAAAGAAAATGCTCTGGGTGTCACAGAGAGTGTCACAGGGTGTGCTAAGTCGTTGATTTATATAGTGTTGCTCTAGCTACATAATCTAGTGCAAGGGGTGTTTAGGTGCTCTACAGGTGCTCAAGGTAGGTAAGTAAGTACTCACTAACTTAGCCTGTATATGTGCATCGGTCGCTTTTTTGAGAATGATTCTCATTTAGATTTACCTAGAGACACACCTCTAGTCTCACCTGGGGACATCCTCTAGCCATCCTCTAACACACCACCACTCTCCTTTAGTCCTCCTCAAGTTTCACCATGTGAAATCCTCTAGTCATCCTTTAGTCATCCTCTAGGGTTTCCCCCAATTACATCGGTGCGTTTTCAACGTACACTGCGAACCATGCCAAGCAATAGTGCAAGGCAGCAACTAAGGAACATCATGAAGAACCCTAACGAATTCTGGTCGGAAGTAGCCTTTGCATTGATCTTGGGTAGTCTCGGTGGTTACGTTCTAGCTGCCTACTTCTGAGGTGCATCATGTCTACAGAAAGACAAAAAGCATTCATCCTGGCAATTCTTGATGTATGGCTCCCACTGTTGACGCGTGGTGAGATTACACCTGAAGAATTTCGAGCATTCATTGAAGCTTCACTCACATTCTGAGGTGCATCATGCCCCAAACGATTCTCTCTTACATGGTGTGCCTCATTAATTACCACGATGTACCCTTCAAGGATGCTGCGGTACGTACTGCGTTACACTTCAAGGTCCCTCAGGTTTACGTAGAGACCCTATTCTCTAGAGGGGTGTGAATTCCCTCTTGACGTAACACTTGCCAAGTGACAATAATTGCCTCCTCTCAATCATTCATAGGACTACACACCATGAAAAACCAAGCCCACACCTACACCACCATGTCCGGCAAACTCACGCGTAAGCCCATAGGTTTCGTGGTGTATGAGGGACCCTCAGAACTGGATGGTTCTCCCATAGTCGTGATTGTGAATCGTATCTTCACAGCATCCGACAATGCGAAGACTGGGGATATCGTCCAAACTTTCATTATCCGGTCCGATGTCTCTCCCCTGGATGCCCTTAAGTCTGGTGAAGATGTCTCAGTGTGTGGTGATTGTGAGCATAGGCCTATCCTGGTGAAGGGGGGCAACGGTAAAGCCCCATGCTATGTGAATGTGGGGAGGTCCGTGATGTCAGTCTTTGGGGCTTATCAACGTGGGTCTTATGTCAAGGCAACACCTGAAGAGGTCGCTCAGTACCTCGCGGACCGTGTCCTTCGCTTAGGGACCTATGGGGACCCTTTCGCAGCACCTATCACAGTCTGGTTGCCTATGGTCCAAGCTGCGGCGCGTCGTGTGGGTTACTCGCATCAATGGCAAAACCCTAAGTTTGACGCTGAGGCATGGGGTCCGCTTGTAATGGCATCGGCTGACACTCTTGAACAGCGTAACAAGGCTAAAGAAAGGGGTCTTCGTACGTTTCGTGTGGGCTTTGGTGATGAGCTTCTGAAAGTGATGGGTGAGGCTGTATGTCCAGCATCTGCCGAAGCAGGAAAGAAGACCACATGTGCCGATTGTCGCTTGTGTGGTGGTACGTCCATCAAAGCGAAGGATATCGTTATCCGTGACCACGCTGTGGGCTTTAAGGGACGCACCGTGTTCAATATCGCTGTGGTATAATACGTACCGATTGCCAATCGTTGCCCATTGGAATCAGTGGGCAACAGTGGGCATTCTGTAGGCCATGCCCTGGCCACTCATAGTACTACCCACCATGAATTCACCTATCGACTATAAAGGTTTCGCTATCTACACCCATGAAACAAATAAAGACGTGTATGTCCGCGACTCTCTGGCATGTAGTCATATAAGGTATTTTCGATCTTTACATGCTGCGAAGTGTTTCATTAGCCGTTATATGGTCCCTGCCTATGCAGCGGGGAGCTATCGCGTTATCTAAGGGCCAAACAATAGGACTACTCATTATGAATGACCGCTTTTTTATTCGAGACTGTAACGGCACTATCATTGGGAACACGAAGGGATACCGCACGATAAAGGGGGCAATACGTGAGCAAAATAGGCCCGGGTCTAAGGCCTTTAAATCAATCTGGGAGGCTTACGATGCACGTCCCAAAGGGTCTAAGACATTCAATTTAGTGTCATCTGTTAGAGGGGCCTAAGAATGAAACCCACATACTACGGCACAGAGGTGCGTATTGAAATTCGAGGGATGGGCCTTGACGGTACCCGGGTAGTCCAAAGGTTTGACCCAGAGACAACCACATGGACCGATGACGCAGTGTTCTATGAAGCTTCAGATTCATGCAGTACTGAGTCTAAGCGGTACGCCATGA